CCCTAGAAATCTAGGATGGCTTTTCAAAATGCAATTATTTAACTGCTTCTTTAAGTTCGTCAATTAACAGATAATAGCACATGCAGACATATACCGCATAAAATAAGGGTTTTCAAGGAGTATATGCTTTAAAATATAACCTATTATCACACATAAAAACATGACTTTTGCCCCTTTTTTGCCCCCCTTTTTTTAATTTTTCCATTCTAATAGACAAACCGAAAAATTGCCGTTATAACAGAAAAAAGCCCCCTCAATTGAGGGGGTGTGTGTCTTATATGTTTATGTATTATAGATTTTCCGGCCACGGGTCATCCGTTACGTATGACATATTAGTAAAACGTAAGTCACCGATATCCCTATCAGTAGGAACAGGATCGTCAAATTGCAGTCGTAGCTGGTTGCCGTCACCCGGCCCACCTAAATAAAATGTTCCCAAGCGTTTACCCTTGTCATTTGTCATAATACCAAGTTTTGAGCTAGTCGCACGAAAACCGACGGGTATACCGCCGACATTTAAGATCACTACGTTACGCTCACGGTCTGACCCTTGAGGAACGTAGCTGGGCGCACCTCGTCTCACGATTCCAAACCAACCCCACGATAGACCACCGAAGCCGACCTCTACCGTGGAGTTTATACGTCTAAACTCGACATATGCATTGTTTTGGCTCGATGAAATTCTTGGCTTGTGTTTGACCTCACCAAACAGTACAGACCAAGCGTTAGATCCAGTTCCAGCGGTTTTTTTGATCCACTTCACCGCTCCATTCTTAGCTGTGGTATCAGTGTATATTGTACCGATGTCAGCGTTTAGATTGTATGGGAAGCCTTGACCTTTTAACTCTGTACTAGCACCACTTCCAGATCCGACTGAGCGTTTCAGCTCTTCCAGATCATTTTTGCTTGCGAGCTGGCTTGTGTCAATGACTGGGATTTTAGACTTAGTGACAAACGGATCACCACCATTTTTCAATTTATCGTCAATCAAAGCGTCTAAGCCAAGTTCTACGTGCTTATCTTTGACGTTACTAGTTATTTGAGATTGTAACGTTGCATACGTTGGAAACAACTCATACGCTTTATCCTTCTTTAAAAATTCATCTTGCTTGGCCATTAGACTCTTAATGTCACGACCAATCGCACGAATAACGTTTAAAATATTATTCATACGCTCACGCTTTCGCTGTGGTATATTCTGCGACTAGATCAAGGTTTTCGAGGTCAGTAAATTTCTGGCCAAGCTCCGTCATTTTAGAAACGATCGCACTGTCTGGGTTTTCGCCTGCTTTGATTTTATCTGCGATCTCTTTGAGCGTGTCCAACTCTTCGGGGACACCTTCGCCAAGGATTGCGGTTTTGACACCTTGAATTGCTGTATCTAATTGCTGTTGTGTGATTCCACCTTGCCCGACTTCGGACTTGTCAGCCTTGGTAGCCAGTGTGGTCTTGATTTCTTTTACGTCAGCACCGACCGCTTGAGCGAATTGTGTTAGTTTTTCTGTGTTTAAAGTCATGTTCTATCCTTTCAAATTTTAGCTAGGTTATATAGTACAGTAAGGTCTGGGAGTTCTTCTGTCTGTGCCCCGTTTGGATGCTCTGCAATATATTTGTCGATTTCTTCCTTGATATCATTTTTTACAAGTGATAGGACTTCTTCACTTGTAAAATCGTCTGCTGAACGGGTAATGTCCAAGCGTGTTGAGCGGTCACTTGGGAAGATATAGCCATCACAAACGACTTCGACCAGATAAGATCCAATCGGTAGGGTTTTCCCAATTTTAAAAGTAACTTTGGATTTGTCTACCGTACTCTCAAACGTTGCCTTTCCTTTTTGGTTAAAGATCCTGATTGTAGCATTTTTGCCATTTAGATCACTAATTGGATGCATATTTTCATCCAATAACTCATAACCAAATAGAGAGGCAGAGTCGCCTTGTTTTACGACTGCCCCTCCTTCAAATTGTTGCAGATTCGTGGAATTTAATAGTGCCATTAAATCCTCCTTCTGTTACATGTCGGTACAATCATCCAAATACTTGTCTTCAACCCATTGTGAGCTTGCAGGATGGTTGATTCTTGCCCAGCCGTTTAGTTTTTCGTAAACACGCACTCGTGTGCCTGCAGCAATGAACTCTTTATCCTGACTATCAATGCGAGGGCCAGCCTCTACATAATAGTCAGTAGTTAGAGTTCCTTCGTAGTAAGGTTTATCTGACACTTCAAGACGAGCATTTACATCCAGCTCTTTGTCAAATGCACTTTGCGCAGGAGCTGGGACTGGAGTGCCACTCTCACGGAATACAATTTCACGAGGACGACCATTTAGATCCCAAATGTAGTTGTAGTCATTTTCGGTCACTCCATCCATGCCATAGTTACAGTGGATAGCTGTACTGTCGCTGGTCATAATTAATACATGGCCAAATGCTCCAAGGGAGCTAGAGCCATCACGAGGGGCCCAGATTACCACATCACCACGTTGCGCATCAAATGAGCCGTCTACTGCGTCAAAGACTTTAGCATAGCCAATTGCTGGCAAAGCTTGTTGTAGTGTCTCTGTGTTGTTGTTTAGGCTGATTTCGAGTGCGTAGCTTACTGCAGACGAACAGTCAAACTCAATACGGCCGTCACCGTCTGCATCGTTTCCGTAGCGATCTCCCATGTCGTAGTGTACGGGGATTGCTTGTAAGTGATGCATGCGAGCGATACTTGATTCAATTTTACTCATTATTTTTCTCCTTTAAATTAAAAGCCACCACCCAAAAATAGGCAGTGGCTAGTAAAAAGATTGTTGCTTTAAGGCTTATCCTCTTAATCAGCGTTTGGCTCATCGTATTCAAGCGCTCGTGTGCTATCGCTCAATCCTGTTGTTGTAGGGTCATTGACGACCCCTACAAGCACAAGAAAGGCAAATAGTACATTGATAAATACAAGGACTTTATCAATTGTTTGGCCAAATTCCAATTTGATGCCAAAGATATCGGCAAAAGCTTGGAATAGCAAAGCTAAGGCTGGTACAAGGGCAAGCCAAAAGTTTTTATTTTTCAAACGCACATTCCAGTTGATTTTCATAGTGTTACCTCTTAATTATTTTTGTTTTGAATTAATGCTTTAAGTTCTTTCATGTCCTCGCTCAAGGCTTTGACCTGCTCTGCGAGGATCAATAGAGACTTATTCTGTTCATCATGGTTGTCGAGTCGTCTCACTGCTGTCAGACGGAAGTCACGCATGCTTTCAATGTCTTTTTCGATTACGACCATGCGTTTCTCTTGTGCCACGATACTTCCTTTAAAATTTCCGTAAATTCCAAGTAGGATACCAACAAAACCTACCATCATGCTGATATCCTCTGGTGTAAAGTGGATCATAGATCACGCCCCTTTCTGATTAAAGTACTGGTTGTGGTGTAGCTGCCGCCACTGGTTGAGTTTCAAGGTCACCAGAAGGTTGTCCTGACTTTTCTTCCTTCTCTTCTTTTGGTTTAGTCCATTTCCAGATGCCAATTTTACCATTTTGATAAAGGCTGTTTAATTGATCCAAAGTTTCGCCTTGATAAGTAAATGGTTCGGTCACTTGGATCATGACACGCTTACCTTCTCCAAACGCTTCTGTGTGGTTTGGATCTTCAACCGTAAAGATTTCTTGTGGCTGATATGTTTTACCAACTTGTCCAAGATCTACTAACTCAAGTCCACGCTTAAAGATTGTAGGATCCATCGGATTGTCAATATCTGTTACACGAGCTAAAAGGTTCCAATCGGCAACATCCTTGATCTTCTGAATTTGGTTGGCTTTTTCTTCGTTATCCTTAGTAAGAGCTTGGATTTTAGCAATAGCGTCTTTGTTAGCTTCTACAGCCTTATCAAGTTCTTTCTTGATAGTTACGACCGCCCCAGATGTGTCAAGTTCCATGCGGACGATGTTTAGCACTGCTTCAACCAGTGTCGCATCATCTTCGGTCATGCGATTTGTTGGCAAAATTTCCTCAAAGACACGGTACGGGAAGTCTTGCTTGATTGCTACCTTTGTGGTGTTAGCTACTGCATCGTATGATTTAAACTGTAATTTGTAATCCATTATTTATTTACCTCGTTTTTAGTTTTGATTTCTTCAAAAAGATCCTTCAAATCTTTATCAGATTCAAGGACAGAGCGATAGCTTTCAACTTCCTGAGCAAGTTGTGCTACAAGTTGTTGTGATTCAGTCAATCGTGCCTTGAACTCAGCTTCGTTGATTGATTTACTAGCCAATTGATTTGCTAGTTCTGTGATGATTGATACATAAGTGCTTTCTTTCATTTTGTTACCTTTCTAGATTCCGAATTTGTCAAAATCTCTCAATGAATTAGCTACTGCATTTCTAATAGAGCTATGCAGAGCAGTCCTCATTTGTTTCCCATTTTGTGGAGTGAAGTCATCTGTTGCGAAGCCAGCGTTGACGAAATGCTGTAGAGCTGTTCTGAGAGTTCTCAGAGCTTGTCTGAGCCACACACCGCTGTTCCCATTGTTAATAAGTAGGAAGTCGCCAGCTTGTATATTGGTGTTCCTTCCATTGGTTCCAAATGGAGCGATTGTTGTTCCTCCCCAAGTGGTTATTCTCCAACCATAAGGATTGCTGTCTGTAGCTTTGTCATAATTATAAGAGTGAGTAAAGTGGAATCTGTCTCCAACGAATGTGACCTTATCGGCATTGTCATGATCTCCTGTACCTACACCCTTAATGGTATCAACAATCATTCCATTAAATCCACCTTGATCCCAGTGACTTCTGATGTCATTGTCCCGACGGTCAGCACCAATAATGGCTTTTGAATTGATGTAGCGTCTTCCATTTATCGTCACATTGTCATTTCGGAAGAAAAGCCCTTGACTTGAAGCATTTGCTTGATCACGGAAAACTCCCGTGAAGTTATCGTAGAATGACAATCGTCCATTATCTAGATCAAAACTAGATACCCCTGAATTTGCAGTCAGTCTGCCACCTTTAATTCGTTCGGCTGAAAAATCAATTGAGGCAAGTTGCGTGATAAAGGCTTTTTGTGAAGTCAACTCTCTGATGAATGCTTGATTTGATACAAGCTTGTTTATCATAGCAGAATCCACTAATAGTTTATCTGCCGTTACTGCGTTACTAGCGAGAATCTGAGTTGTTACTGATCCTGCTTCAAAATTCCCTGTTTTGAGCTTGTCAACCATTGCAGATTTAATCACTGCATTGTCAATTAATGTTTCACCCGTTATGTGGGTAGCCTTACCAGTGATCCGATTTAAACCGTTTGCTCCTAGATTAATGCCAGAAATCAAATCTCCTGCGTTGTTTAAATTTTGGATAGCATACGATCCAGCAAGCTGTGTGACTTGAGTCTTAGTAGCGATCTCTTGTGGCGAAGTGTTATCAAAGAAATATTTCGGAGGGGTATCTCCTCGTATCAACGATACCTTACCGACCGCTACCGTACCGTTCCTCATTAGCCAAATTTCAAAAGGACACTCTCTCACTCGATTTATCGATTGCTTAACGGTCATTGTGCCTGTTACAACCTGCCAACCAGTCTTATCAAAATAAATCCTATCGGAAGCGATAACCCCATTTGATCCCCAAAGTTCCAGACCCATTGGGCCGTCTGGTAACACATCTACCCATAACTCCATGCGGTAGCTTAATTTCTCGCCCTCATTAAAGGACGAAGTCAAAAGCGGTAGTGCAAATCCATGGTAGACTGACATTGGTTTATCTACGGTCGTGATTCGCAATAGTTTAGTATCGGCTCCTACTTCGATGATATTAGCTTCAGGTTGTTTTTTCTCCCACTTGCTAAAATTCGTAGGGTCGTATACTAAGCTAAAATCTTCTTTAGCATACTTCCCGACTTCAGTTCGGAAGATCTGGCTAGACATGATCAAACGTGACATTTTGTCTGGTGCATCAGATTCTGATGCACCTAAAATACGTTCATAAATAGCTGAATTCTCTTGGACACGCTGGAAGTCAGATTTGTTTACTTTCCCATTCAACAAACTAGAAATTTCAGTAAATCTTCCATCAATACCTTGCTTATAAGTAGCTAACTTAGCGTCTTGTTCGCTCGTGAGCGCTTCAAATCTTCGTTCAACCGTTCTTGCGTTCTCGTTATAAGTTGCTTTGTTGATGTAATTTGTTGACAGTTCCTCACGGATTGACGTGCTATTAGCTGATGTTTCATCTCTGACATAACGCCTCAATTCTTCAGTACGGTTGCCATCGTTATCAACGTATGTCTTAATTTCCGCAATCTTAGTTGAAATTCCATCAGTTGTATTTACGACTTCATTTAATTTAGTTCCGTACTGCTCTTTAAATGCATTGATTTCTTCTGATAATGTAGTTTGGGATTTTTGTGCAGATTTCTTAAAATCAGCCAATTCCGATTTCACTTTATCGTTATTATCAATAGCATATAACGCTTGAGCTGATGCTTGTTGAGCTTTCTCAAATGCTTTGTCAGCCATTGAACGTACAGACCACATTTGATTAAATGCAGCTTCTGCTTGTTCTTTTGCATTAGAAATCTTACTATCTTGATTGTATATTTCTGTGTTTAAACGTAAATTGAAATCGTTGAATTTTCCAGTAATTTGTGCAGAGATTTCTTCTTTGACTTTTTCAGACTTATTTTTGGCATCTTCAATGCCGTTGTCCATATCAAGACGCATTACACGCATTTTTTCAGCAATTTCTGCGTTCTTGTTATCGATCATCTCTTGGACTTTTCTGTTATAGGCCTCTTGTTCTTCTGATAACTCCCTTACAGCTTCTTTGATAGCATTGAGAGAGCTACTTTGCGACTGACTCTTTAGAGTCTCATAATCACCGAGCTCAACTTCTGACTGGTCAAAATTGAGTTTGTCAATCGTAATCGAAAAGATACGGGCTTCAAAAGAGAGTTTTGCAGAATCCTTGACGATTGCAACACGATCACCGAGCCAAATGTCGTCCCGTAGATCCAAGATGCTTGCTTTGTATTTACGGATAGGATTGTTGAGCCTCAGAAGCTCTTGATATGTCGCTTGGAGCAGAACTTCCTTGTCCTCAATTTCTTCATCAACGAACACACCCCAGCGATGTTTTAGCTCGCCATTTTGATAAAGTCCTTTATTCTCAATATCATCATTCAAAACGATGTAATTTTGTCCAGCGGGTTTATCGATAGGCTTGCCACTTGCTTTCGTCCAGACAATATCAGTAAACTCGATTCTTCGACCGTATCCACCAGTGGCATTGCCTTCCGAATCTGTTGATTCTTCACCTTTACCACGACCAATTAGAGCAGTGACAACATTATCAGAGTCTTCTTCCATCGTGACTTCAAGAGCATTGTTTCCATACTCGAATTGAACACCAGAATATGAACCTTGCCGATGATACAGATCAATGTAGCGATTGATGATTTTGTTTTCTACAAACTCATAACGTACACGAAATTCGCAGTTAAAGGCCTCTATGATCTTCACGAGAGCTTCACGAGGGCTGATATAGTAAAAGTTGGTCTTATTTACTTTGGTAAGGCCTTCTCTTTCACCTAATTGATAGCCCGTGCCTTCTAACGCTACGTTCAGAGCTTGGTCTGCGGTAACACTTTTCAATCGCTTATCTTTGATGATTCGGACTGTGCGCAGGTCGCTCTCTGCACGGTCAAGACCTTTCACAACATAGTTGTCGCTCATGGTCACTTCATAGGCTTTAAACACCCCGAATTGACGGCCACGCACAAAGAAGCCGAAGAATCGCATCTGTTCGATGATTTCTTTATCAATCGCTTCGATAGGCAACTCAAACTCCGCAGCATCAAACGTGTTGATCTCGATTTTATGAGTAAATTCGATCAGATCTTGTTCTTTGATGATGTGGATCAATTCTTCTTTATTATTAAATAAATAAATCATTGATACACCTCACTATATTCAACCGTTAACTGACTTGATGGGGTCAATCTTAAAGTATTAGCCCCTTTCTGCAAAGAGAAAAATCTGCTGTTCACCATGTCGAAATTTTTAAGCTCGTTTCTGCCATTTAGCTTGATCGTGCGTTCTTTCATGTCAATTTCAATGCGATTTCCCTGAGTATATGTGCCCTTCAATCGAATGTATTTCTGCTGTTCAACGTGCAGAAGATTGATTTCATTCACGTTCACACCGACAGTAAAAGAAATTTTAGGATACGTTTCCTTGCTTCCTGCATAATTGACCTGATTTCCAGTAACGGTCTTTTTGTTTGTGATTTTTTTAGGATCGTAACAGATCATTTTTAATTTAATGATTTGTTGGTTGCTCTCTTCATCTGGAATATCTGCAGATTCAAATTGCGCCTTGTAGATTCGGTCTGGTTCGTCACCAAAGACCAAGTCACTTGGCTCATTCGTATCTAGCAACTCATTCAGTTTTTCAAATTGCAGTCGAAAAGCTGAGTTACTAACCCCAGAGATTAAAGCAGTAATCTCAATTTCACGTTCTTTGTAAGACTTGCGTCTGAAAACTTTACCATCACGACCAGTCACATCTACTGTCTGATGTTCTTGGTCCACGACACCACGGCCAGAGATCATAACTGTCTGAAATGCCCCGTTTGCATTTGTAAGCTCACGTTCCAGCGTTTTGCCGTTGAATGTCGTCTGGATTCCCATTTCATAGCTTTTTAAAATCTCGTTTGTATCTGTGAAATTATACATTTTTCCCCCTTTCTTCATTTTTTATAAAAAAGGCAAAGCCCTCATTTTACAGAGGACTTGTCTTTAATCTGATACGCTCTCTCTTACCTTGTGCGGTAGTGATATCCTCTACAAATGCAGAGAACGCACGACCACCCAATTCAAGAGTTAATTGCATTGGTTTATTTTGGCTATCCGCCTCTTTGATCTCGTGGTTGATTACTCCGTTGTAGTCAAATCCAGAGCCGAGAGGATTACTTGCAGTGTACTGAGAAGCATCGTCTATCAAGTTCTCCATTGATTTTGATACTTCGGATGCATTGCGGTCAATACCATCAGCTACACCAAGAGCCAAGAATTTACCGACTTTATCACGGAAAAGTCGTGATGGACTGTGGATCTTAGCTTTTGCTTGTGCAGCACGTTCTGCTTGTGCCACGAGTGCATTTGCTGCAGCAGTTACTGCACCAAGTGCAGAATACATACCTTGCGCCAAACCTTGACCAATCATGCTACCGACTGATCGCATTGTACCAACAGCACCCATTCCAACTGCTTGGATAGCATGCATCATTGACTGCATTGCACCTCTAGCACTACCAACACCACTTCTAATGCCGTTCGTGATATTTTGCGAGATCTGTTGTCCAGTTCTTTGTGCGATATGGGCCATTTGTGTACCACTAGAGGTCATGGTTGAAGTCATGCGTGACATACCTGATTGGATAGCCGTACTTGCTTGCATCATTGCCATTGTGATCGTCATGGTCATGCGTTGGAATGATACCGAAATAGTTGTTACAATGTTATTCAGCATCGCTTGCATCATAGAGCTGACAGAAGTCATTGATATTCTAATAGATGCACCAATTTGGGTCATTCCTTGTGTGACAGAGATGTACATCGTTGTCATGGCCATTCTGACACTAGTTGCCACATTGTTCATCGAAGTCGACACAACTGTACTCATACTTGCAAAGCCTTGAGATAGCGCAGATATAGCTTGCTGGATTCCAGCATTAACCGCAGTAACAACTTGCGACATTGCTGTACGCATAGCATTACCGAGTTGTGAGAACCCAGACGCAGATTGCACCATAGATGTGCTAAGTTGGGCAATAGTCGTTTGGACTGTAAGAATACTGCTTCCGAGACTCGTTAATGCCGAGATAAAGGATGTGATCGATTGAATGATAAACGTAAATCCAGATTGTACACTGGTAATCATCGTATTAAATCCACTCAATGATGATGTAGCATTTATGATAGCAGAACCAAACATTGCAAACTGGTTGTTTAGCATTGTAAACATCACTGCGGAGCTAGTCACTGCGGATGCCATTTGTTGGAATCCTGTACCAAACGAACGGATACCACTAGATGATGCTGTTGCAGCAGGGCCAATCGTTTGCATTGCTGTCGCAACATTTGGCAAACCATTTGCGAGTTGATTAACCGCAGATGCTGCAGTACGCATACCAGATGCCATCTGTGTGAAGATAGATCCTACATTGCGACTACCAATTTTGTACATAACCGTGTCTAACTTGTCCAAATCAGCACGGAATCCATTCAAGTTACCACCAGCAGAAGCAGCGCCAAGTCCAAGAACTGCAGCGGCAACAGCACCGATACCAGCGGCCGCTTGTAGTCCGTTGTCTCCTGCGAGCTTTATACCTTGTCCAAATCGTTTAAATCCTTCACCAGCGTCCTTGATAGCACCACCAATTGACTTGATGACACCAGAAACCCCATCCAAGATACTTCTTACCGCTTGACCAAATGATCTAATGACATTAGATGCGCCTTTAAATACGGAATTAACCACGTTGCCAAATTCTCGCAGAATTGGAGTGATTGGACTCAACGCAGTTTTAATTGCGTTACCTACACTTGTAAATAAGTTCGCAATACTGTTGATAATTGGTGCGATCTGTCCAACGATGCTAGAAAATGCCTGAACAATGGAAGTTACCGCTTGTCCGACAGCTTGCGCAACCTGTGCCACTGCTGGCATAACTGGTTGTAGCACTTGGACAATTCGTACAACAGCATCCGCAATGATCTGCGCTGTAGTCGTGAAAACCTTACCAAGAACTTCCACAAGTGGAGTTACCGCTTGTAGAACTGGTGGCAAGTTCGTCATGATGATTTCAGCGACCTTAATAATCACATTTCCGATAGTTTCTACAATCGGAGCAAGTGCAGTCACGATTTGAGAAATACCAGATGCGATTTGTTGGACTGCAGAACCTACTGCTTGAATGATAGCACTGAATGCTGTGCCAAACGCATTGACCAATACGGCCAATTGAGGTGCAACGCCACCGATTGCAGTAATGACGCTACCGATAGCCTTTCCGATCGCTTCCACGATAGGAGCGAATGCTGAAATAACTGGTGCTACTGTTACGAGTGCTTGTGCAAGTCCAACTAAAATAGCTTGCGCTACATTACCCAGAGCAGTTCCTACTGATACAATAACAGAGCCTACACCTTGAAGAATTTGAGCAATTCCTGCGCCTTGACTACCAGCTAGAGCCATTGCAGCACCAATCGCAAGGATAGCAGCCGCTAGAGCTAGTAATGTTGCAGGGTTAACCATAGCAAGCGCACGGCCCAAACCTTGGAAAGCAATTGCCAAACCAGTTCCGATGCCTTTCGCAGCAGTTGCTGTTGCAGCGCCTAAACCACGCAAAGCGCTGGAAATACCTGCACCAAGCCCTTGGAACGTAGCAGATAAGCCTGCCCCAATACCTTTAGCAGCGTTTCCTATACCTTCGAGAGCTGATTTAATCCCTTGGCCAAGTCCAGTAAAGATCTGCTTGATAATGCCATCGGATTGTTTAAAGGAGTTTTCCATCCCTTTAGATTCTGCTGCAGCTTTTCCTCTCAATCCCTTGAACGGGTTGAGTTTAGAAAGCAATCCCATTGATTTCTGGCCGTTTCGGGCGAATAAACTAAATGGGTTCTTTTTCAAAAGAGCGAATACACCGCCCAAAGAAAGACCAACACCAGCAATTGCAGTCAATAGACCGCCACCATTCGGAATCTTGCCAAAGAATTTAGCGATTCCATCTATAGCTGGCTTCATCTTTGCGTACAGATCCATAAACGCTGTTTTTGCAGCGTTAGCTACATTGTTTACAGCTTTGCGGAACGACTCGCTACGATTGTAGAGGTCAACAAAGTACTTGATGACCAGTGCGATACCTACGATCACATAGGTCCAAGGGTTAGTCATTGCTGTTCTCAAGAAATTGAACGTAGAACCAAGCCCATTAGCAATCGATCGTACTTGTGTCATTGCTGAACCAACGACAGTCAATGCAGGGCCTACGACTGGTGACATACCAACGAAACTACGAATTACCTTGGCTACTGCGTTATCGCTCTCTGTAGCCCATTCAATGGTTTTGGATGTTCCAGATAATAAACCTGTAAGCATCCCTTTATTCGATGCCATAACCTTATTACGCAAGGCTTCCCACGAACCGCCAACTTGTTCAAGTTTAGAACCTACGTTATTTTGCATGTCCTCTGCTTGTCTAGCAAGCCATGCAGCAGCTTCACCTTGTGAACGAGATACCTCTTCTAGTGATCCTCTAGCAGCATCCCATGATTTAGTGGCATCTTTAGTTTTGTTTGAAATACTATCAAGCAATGGGCTGATCGCTTGCATCCCTGATGTATCAAACAAGGTCTTCAATGTTGCAGCCTTCTCAGACTGTGACATATCTTTGATCTTGTCGTTTACTTCAATCAGAATCTGCTTGAACGGCTTCATGTTACCAGCAGCGTCCGTATAACTCAAACCAAGTTTATTCATCAGTTTGCTTGCTTTTGTAGATGGCGCTGCCATCTTGAGCATAGCATGGTTTAAGTCTTGCGATGCTTGTGCTGCAGACATACCAGTGTTAGTGATCAAACCAATCGCAGTAGATGCATCTTTCATATCCACACCCATCAAACGAGAGGAACTTGCTACGTTAGACAAGGCTTGTTCCATGCTTTCGACAGATGCATTAGATACGTTTGCTGTTTGGGTCAATACGGCTGCAGCCTGTTCTGCGGATCCGATACTATCTCCCCAAACGTTCATTGCTTGTTGTACAACCCCAGCAGTTGTGACCAAATCGGCACCAGAGGCAGTTGCTGCTTGTGCGATTGCTGGGAAAATCTTCTTAATAGTTTCTAGGCTTGCACCGTTCTGGGCCATGACAATCATTGCATCTGCTGCATCTTGTGCAGACAGCGGCAAGTCTTTACCCATTCTGTTGGCTACATCTGCCAGACCTTCTATGTCTTTAGATGTACCACCAGCTACGATAGCTGCCTTATTGAGTGAGGCCTCGAAGTCTCCAAAGCCTTTTACTGCTTTTACACCCATTGCAGTGGTTGCTGCCCCTGCAATCGTCATGCCCTTGCCGACTTTCTCAAGTGATCCAAAGATATTGGATCCAGCCTTACCAGCCTTTTGCGTGAGACCTTCGACCGCAGAGCCTGCCTTTTGCATAGTGGCAAAGTAACCTGCATCAGTGGCTTTCAGTACGGCTTCTACTTTAAAGGACTTATCAGCCATCTATACCTCCTTCCTTTCGCCTCTTTTGAAGTCTTTTAGCAATCTCAATCAGTTCTTGATTGACTGCAGGGCCTTGAGATCTATTCAAGACTATTCTGCGTCTCTCTTCTTCATTGTAAAAGTCTTCGAACTTCTCAAAGATATATCTTCCATCTTTCTTGCTCGCTTGCGCTTGTCTTATTTGAAAAGCAAGTAAATATACTCTCTTCTCTTCGTCTAACATCTGCATGTCTCTTGCACGTTGTCTGATGTTAAATTCTTTCAGCGTCATGCGTTGAGCAGTCACATAGTCTGTGATGCCGAAGAAGGCGAAGATAGTTGCCATCAAGTCTTCATAAGTCTGTTCAGAAGTGAGTTCGACCGTGGTTTTCTTTAGGCTTGTTCCACCGCTTCCACGATCGCCATCGTTGTCTTCTTGGTCAGTTTTGAGGTCTTGAAACATGTTAAAAAACCATCGAAGACAACATCGAGATCGTCTTGTTCTTCAAGCCATTTCTCAATATCCTTTTCAGAAAGTTTGCTCCGATTCGTGATAGTTGCGGCCTGAATGATGTCAACCAAGATTGTTGGGTTTCCGTCCAAGAGATACACAACCGCAGAACGGACACCAGCTCCGAAATTCATTCCATTCACGTTAGAGCAGAACTTCTTATCAAGTTCACGGATAAATGCGATACCAAAAGATAATTCGTGTTCACGTTCGTTAATTGTCAATGTTTTCATTATGATTTTTCCTTTTCTTTGTGTTTTTTAATAAAAATAAAAGAGGGCTTTCGCCCTCATAGTTATTACTGCTTATCCGGTAATTGCAGTTGTGTCAGCAAATGCATAAAGCACTTCTGCTTCTTGGTCTGCAGTAAGTGTTGCATATCCCGGTACTGGTTTACCATCGATTGCCATTTCAGTTTGCAAAGTGATGAGATCTTCAACGTTGGCAGGCACTTCCCACTTGCTCAATTTACCAATAGCATACAATGCTGGGTATTTTGCACCTTGTTTTTCGCCTTTCAAGTCGATGTCCCATACTTCCAACTCGTAACCTTCGATTACAGAGTTTTTAAGCATGTTATTTAATTCGTCACGAGACGCAACTGCTTCGATTGAGAGTGTAACTTCCAATCCACCAGCAGCAGAAATAGCACCGTCTTTTGTTTTTGTGCTATCTGTTTTGCGTTCATATTCCCATTTGTGTTCTGTTTGCAAAGCAAGTTTTGCTGCAGCAGTTTTGTCGCCTTTTTTACGGAACATCAAAATCCGATCTTTACCTTTTTGTGGTTCTAATACCATTTAGTTTTTCCTTTCGTTTAAACAAATTTAAATTCCATGTCAATCACTGCATGGAAGAGTGTTTCTTCTGTGCCGTTGTCTTTAATGATTTGACTATTACTAGAGAGCCCCATAGACCAGCTTCTATTCTCGATACGATTGATCTTGCTCAATTCGTTTTGAATCTTATAGATCATGTCTGACAAGCGTCTGCGGTTGTTGATATCGTCCCAGATGTGTACTCTTGTACTAACTAGACCAATCAACCCCGATTTGGTAGGGTTTGGCATTAAATGCGTATCACCCATCACACAAAATGGATATTTTGCAGACATATCAGGCAAAGCTAGATAAATATCATAACCAAGCGAAGAAATGCGCTTGTAAATCTCGTCAAATAATTGTTGATCTGGCTGTTTCATTTACCTGTCATTCCTTTCTCTAAATCTGCTACAAACTCTGGAATGGTTTCTTCCAGAGCTGGCCCCATATACGGTTGAGCTTCCATCTTGCGTGTCCCTACTTCGACATAACCCGAATAATCTGTACCAGTTTTTACTCTCGCTTCGTCATGTCCAACAGTTAGATGAATAGACTGTCTCGTAGCGCCCGTAGAATATCCACGAGTAAACACTGCATTTCTTACTGCTCGTCTGTGCAAGCGTGAGCCATGATCTTTTAGGATCTCGTGTGCGTCAAATTTGACTGCCTGTTCAAAAAAGAGGGTTGCCCCTCCATCGTTAATATCAATATCGAACATTAACCCATCACCTCAGTCACATACAGGACCGTAGAGCGTCTTTCTGGAGTCTTTCGACTGATAACCTTATAGCGTTTACCAGCAATGACAACGGACGAAATAGGACCGTTTATAACGTGATTAAAACGTAAGATTTTGGCATCCACATCGATTTTATCAAGCAATTTGACTTTCAATTCCAGCCCTAATTCAGAGATGAAACAAGGCAATACCTTCTTAGTAGGTTCTGCATTGCTCATCCGTCCTAATTCTGGATCATATTTAGGCTTTCCAGCCTGAAATACGAGTTCAACACGTTCGCTTTCTCTCATAGCATCTTAAATCCTCGATTTTCAAGGATAGATGGGTACTCACGCTTCAAGATCTTGTTAAATCGTGCAAAATCATCTTGATTAAATTCAAGAGTTAAGCCTTCGAGCGTCTTCTTAGAGTAGCCTTCCGACCCAATGCGGTTAAAGCGTTCGATCATGATCTCGATAATCATGTAATCGAACTTTTCTGGCACTCCAAAATCTCCAGTATAGGCAGTAAAATGCTGGGTTGTCATTTCCTCGATTAAACCAAGCATCTTGTCCTGCAAGTCGTCCTCGATATTCAACAGCACTTTTACTTTATCGATGTACGACATAATCAAATCATCCTTTCAATGCTTCGACTAATTCAGCTTTTGCAAGCATGGAATAGCCTTCAACACCAGTTTCTTTCGCCAAAGTCTTCAAATCCTTTAGCGTCATATCTTCCAAAGCAACATTTTCAGTCTTTTCTGGTTCGACTGGCTCGCTTTGTTGATAGTGATAACGTAGTAGCATGCTCACGTTGTCACCCCCTTTTGAAATTATTCACCGAATTTGACAACTCGTGATGGATCATAGAGATATGTTCCATAATGTTTGTCTGCGGTAATGACAATGGCTTTCTTCAAGATGTCACGGTCAATTTCAACCATCACATCACGTTTCAATGCGATCACAAATGCACCGTACTTGTTCACATCGTCTGTGTCAGTAGCATCAGCAGAGACTTTTACGAGGAAGCCTTTACCTTTTTCAACTTTGTTTGTACGGACGATTTGAACACCAAGAACTTCACCGAATGTTCCGTTCACGATTGTTTCTGCACCGAGTTCTGAACCTTTAGTCCAGTTTTGAGCTGCATCTTTACGAAGAGCAGCAGCGTCTGCAGGGTTAAGAAGAGCAACATAAGATGCATCGTCTTCGTCTTCGAAGATATCGAGGGCTTTTTGCAAGTTATCTACAGTAGTAGCTGTTTCAATAACGTGTTGAGTTGCGCCTTTCGCAGCTTCTACAAGGTCGTTGTCGATCTTGTTAGCAAGGGCAAGTGATGCTTGGTATACTGCTTGTCCGATTGGATCGCCAAGACCTGAAAGAAGGGCTTCGTCTGTGATTTCATACCCTTTAGCGGCCTTTTTGATTGTCATTTCAGATTTTTTAGTAGTCAATTGGTCCAAAGTGATGGCTACACCTTCTGCAACTTCTGCTGCATCTCCAGCGTATTCCCATTTTGGTACAGTGATCTTGTCGCCTGGCTGTCCAACAAGTGTATTGTCGACATAAGCGAGCGGGGTGAATTTGATTAGTTTAGGCAATTTAGCTGATACCATGTCAGCCATGACTTCTGGCACGACCATAGTAGCTTTTTGAGTAATTCCTTGTGGCATAAATTAATTATCCTTTCAATTGGTTATATAGTTCTGGATTCTTTTGGAATAATTCGTTTCGACTTTGATAACCCATCTTGCGGAATTGTTCCTTGGTGATCCCTTGACCAGTTTCTTCTTGCTTGGTTGGTGTCTTACCAACTAGCATGGTTTGTACTTTTGCTTCTGCAAGAGTATTTACAAGACCGATGAGTGATTGTACTGATTGTTGTGCGTCTTCTGCATTGTTGCGCACAACGAAGTCAAGCACTGTTTCATCGGCTGTGATTCCAGCTTCAAATAGCATTTTAGAAGCCTCTTTTTCGAGTCCGTTGCGGTTCAATTGCGCTTCCAGTTCAGCAATGCGTTCAGCTTGTTTTTGAGCTTCATACTCTGCTTTCTGTTCAGCGTTCATCTTGCGCAATTTCTCAGCTTCTTTTTCAGCTTTCTCAGCTTCTTCTTTCCACTTGGCAAATTTCTTGCTGATGATCTTATCAACATCTGCGTCCGTGTACTTCTTTTCGTCTTTCGGTTCTTCTTGATGTTCTTCTGGTTCGGCCGTTACCTTTTCAACATCTTCAACCGTTTCGACTACTTCTGTTTCTTTGTTCATGCGAACCTCCTATTTTTTAAGTCGTCCCCGACTGTCTTGTATTCCATAGCTTTTAGCGTCTTCAATGCTTGGACAAAATAAAAACCAGCCTTTCGACTGGTTAGATTAGCAGACTATTCCTGCAAGCCAAGATTATTGGATCACCTCTCAATCTCTGTTTTTGTGCTTCACTTCGTCAATCCCTGACAGTAGACCGATTGTCATCGCATATCCAAATAAGAGGATAAGGAATAAACAAACGACTCCTGCAGTGACTGATACGACATCCCAGATATTCATTGCATCACCTCACTTGACTTTTTTTTACAAACAAAAAAGCCGTAAATCTACGACTTTTTATATATTCAATATGCGTAACCTGCATCCTTCTTCATGGCATCAAATTCGTGCTTTAGCGTTTCATCTGTAAGATATTCTTCTGCCAAAGGGCCGAAACCAAATCCTTTTGGGTTGGTTAAGATCTCAATAACTTCTGCTTGGTCTTCCGCAGTTGGTTCATTTGGAAAAGGCATCCACTTATAAAAAGAATCTAAAAGGATTTCAACAACAAAACCTTTTCTCTCTTTATCGACTAGAGCGCAACGGCCATCTTCGAGAGTGACCAATATATTATTTTTCGATTCATCGACACCGATGATTTTATTTAATTTGAACAAATTGATCACCTTCTTTCACATACAGGTTAATACCGAATTCCTTCAATGACTGGATTTGCTTCTCGCTTGGTGTGTTCGTAAAGTACATACTTGAAACATCTGATAAATTAACGTCACCATGATATTGTACTTCGAGATAACGCACACCAAGAGTCTTGCTTGCTTCTTCTGGTGTTTCGATTTTGCCAGTTTTAAGCAAATCTACCGTTTTTTTCAGCGCCCTATTATCGATACCAACCAAATTCGGACTGTTTGGATTATCTGCAACAACCTTTTTAGAAACTGCAGGGCCAAGACTGTTATTTACTGTGAATGTTGTCTTGTTTGCCACTTTATCTTTTTTAAAATGGATGATAACATCACCGTATTGAAAAACACCGTTATAGCTTGTTAAGTTGTAGGCAAAATCTTTGTAAGCGTCCTTGTTCCCAAAGTAGCCATACTTTTCAAACTCAGGCTTCTTCAAGCGTTTGCCAGACAAACCAAATAATTGATTTGTGGCTTGTCTTCTGTATTTTGCATTGAGAGTCCCGCCACTCGTTCCAGTTTCAAACTGATTCATAAACCTTCCGGACTCTATCAGTTTGTCAATGTTCGCAGACCTAAAACGCATAGAATAAGCACTGTTGTCTATTACCTTTTTTAAAGCTTCACTAGACGCTTTGATTTCATCGGCAGATAGCTGGCTTTCTATATGACTATTATACCACTTTTTAGCATTGTCAACAAAATTTTGTAATGTTTTGTGTGCTAAATCTAAACCATAAGAAAAAGCTGTACCAATAGACGGAGCCTCTTCGATTTCCTTAGGTTTTTCAACCTCTTTTTCAACTGGTTTAACAACTTTTGAATAATGAGCAGCGACACTACACCGACAAAACGGATGCATCGGAGCGCAGTTGCGACCAGATTCCATATTTTCGACTTTAAAGATCTTACCATCAAGCGGGGCGCATATCTTACAAGCACTCGGCTCTGCTATATACTCGTATTCATCATAGCCTTGTGATTCCAGACTGTCTTTCTGCGCTGCCATCGCAACCCGTGAGCCTTCTGTAACTGCCAAGCGTTTGGCTTGGTGCGCAGATACACCAAATTCTTTCCGTAATTTGGAAATAATCTGTATTGGATTCTTACCAAGGATCAGCAAGTCAGTAGTTGCTCTCTTTACGATATCACGCAGAGCATTTTGACGATCCCAAATGCGACTGGACCAAGTAGCACCGTTGAAGTTACGATCTATAGCCTGCTTCATTGCAGTAGATACTGTAGCACCTTCTGATACTCCCAAAATACCAGCTTGGCTTTTCAAGCCTTGCAAGTATTCCTCTTTCAAAAAGTTGCCTGTCTTCTTTTCTTCCTCGTTTGCAAGAGCAATCATCTGCAAGTCTAGCTCTTGTTGCAGAGCTTCAAGCCTTGATACTCGCATTTTAAGGTTGTAGATAGCCAACTCTCTGTTAGCTATCGCACCAAAATCTTTCTCTTCTACATAGCGTTTGGCTTTCTCAGCAAATGCAGCAACATCCATCGCATCAAGTCGTGCTACAACCTCAGAATAAGGAATGTTTCCGTTCTTTTCAGCATATCGATTGATAAACGTTCTAATTTCCTTATCAATCTCGTTAAAGTAGTAATCATGCATCTTCTTCAATTCAGTCGCATAATCTTCGTCACGCTTGATTGCTGCTTTCTGCTCTAGTTCAACACGGTTGCGCCAGTAACTATTCTGTCTGACGGTCTCTGTCATCCTCTACACCGTCCTTTTCTTTGTTGCTTGTTTCTGCATCCTTGTTGATTGCAAGATCGCTCATACGCTCATTTAGAGCCATTTGCTGATACAGTTCACTGTCTTTCTTGCTTTCTTCTTCCATGCGTTCAAGCTCTTCTTTCGGATCTTGCACGATAGACAAGACAGATAGTTTAGTTTCGTCTGATACTTGGCCATTTAATTGGCTTACGATCTGCGCTTCTTCCAGCGTGTTCTTAGGCACGTTACGAGTAAACTTATAATTTAACTCAGACCATGCATCTGCTGGTACTTGCGTAGTTGGCACTGATAAAACAACCTCATACAAGCGATTAAACCCAGACTGCATTTTGCGGTCTTTTGATTTAGCTAGATTGTCCATCGCTTGTAACTTATAAGCAAGAGCTGTACCAGAACTATTACCAAAGTCTTTGTCTGACAGATTGGCAACCATTGAGATGTTAAAGATCGCATCACGCAATAGCACGATAAGATTTTCTTGCGTCTGGTCTGCGTTTGGTTTTTGTAGGAAGTCAACATCTAACTGACTGCCACTTTCACCCCACAAGTTAAACACACGATTATCACGGATACTCTTACTTACTTCATCATCTAGCTCCATGCCGATGATCTTCAAGTAAGCATCTGCAAAATAATCAACATCATTCGCTTTCTCACTGACTGCTTTGTTAAGTGCATCAAGCAGTGTCTTCACACTATCAAAGATCCCTCTGCGCTCTTCGTTCTCGATCACCTCAATAATTGGAAGATGTGAATAGATGTGGTTTGTGCGTTCATTGAAATGCACATCGCCAGCGTTATCAAGTGTGAAGTAGATAGCTTCCTTATCAGTCACAACCTCACCAGTTCCAGCTCCTGTCTCTTCATCGATCATGTACCGCACTGCGAATTTTGGACGCTCTGCGACAGAGTTGTCGTGTACAATCAGCATGTTCATTGGGCTGTTGTATGTCACCCGTGTATTTGCATCTTCGTCTTGGTACACATACCAAAATGCATGGCCAAAGATATCAACCAGCTTGGATAGTTCGCTCTCGCTATCTTCCATGTCGTTAAACTTTCGGAAGTCGTTGACATAATCACTAATCACTTGATCGTCATGTGATACAGTGGCAGGAATACCGATAAAATAACCGTTGAACATGTCTACAATGTATTTTGCATAGTTAACGACTAGACGATTGTCAGGCTTCCATGCATCTTTGGCTCTGGCGTGTAGGATCTTGTGATCTGATAAGTATAAGTTTTCGTTCTCTCGATAGGTTGGTACGAGTCTACTCAAATGCAAGCGAATTGCTTCTGTTACGATTTCTGCAGTCACCTCAGTATTCACTGGTACAGTCAGCAGTCGCTTGTTGTTTATTCTGACTTTGGTCAATTAAAAGCCCCCTTTAAATGTTTTGATTTTAGATTTAGTGATCTTGTCTTGGATTGCATAGCGTATCGCATCAAGACAGTGGTTGTAGCTATCTACAGGCTCGTTGATGTACTCATTTGTAGCCTTGTCCTTCTTCCATGTGTAGTTTTCTAACTCTTCTATGGTCTTCACACATCTTTCATCTACAATCCACTCATACTGTAGAAGATACTGGATTCCTTGCATGACCGAACCAGCACCCTTCTTGACATCAATAACCCGACTGATCCCAAGGTTGCGAAGTTCTTGGTTCGATTTCTTTTCAGCCGAATCGGCTCGAATTTGTTCTTTTGCATACCCAAGGGCGGTAATACTCTCTGCGATCTTGTCATTTGTCAGTCCTTTTTTTACATATTCCTCGACAACGTACAACCTTTTGCGATCATCATCGATTTTCACATGCATGAATGCGCTGGGGTCGTTAATAAACCCGTAGTCAAGGCCAAAATAAGATGGAAATTGCCTTAAATCGTCCTTGTTGAGTAGTGCTTTTGTATATTTCGGGAAAACTAGCTTGTCAAGAGTCGCAAACTCTCCCAAAGCGTAGATTTTGTAGTACGCTTCATTACGATTTGCCAACTCTTCGATGTTTTCTCGTGTTACAGCGTCCAAAAAACGATTGTCCTTGTATGTCGTCTGGTACACTACTGTGTTTTTAGGCTTCTTAACGAAAAAAGCATTATAAACCCAGTTCGCTTTGGAAACTGGGTTAAACATTAGGTATATTTGCTTTTGTTTGTGTGCTTTGTCCCGTAGACGAAGCGTGAGCTGTGTATAGTCGTCCAAAATAAACTCAGAGGCTTCTTCCATGACTACATCAGAGATACCTTTGATGGACTTAATTTTTTCTGCGTTATCCATCCCTTTAAAGATGAATTCTGCGCCATTTGGCAGTTCTATACGAAATGCAGACATGTTGACTTTGCACATGTTCAGGATGCCAAAATATGACAATGTCGCTTGCACATCTGCAAAAACCGAATCACGGACAGTAGCACCGACTTTTCGAAGTACAAGGATCTTTCTGGGCTTCTTCCAGTCTTTCAGTGCCTTGATGACTATCTTTTGAAAGACTCCGTGACTCTTACCAGACGAAGCACCACCGTAATGCACCTCTGTGAATGTGTCGTAGTCGAACAGATGGTCGTAGATGTGTTTGTTGAAGACCTTGGACGGGTTGATGTTAAGTTTTATCGTCATCCCATTCACCAACATCGATTACAACCGTTTGTTTAACATCCGTTTCAACCTTCTCTGTCCACATTCTAAATCGCTTGCCGAGGAGTTCTGCAGCCTTTATTCTATCTTTGGCTCCAACATCAATATCAATAACTTCCTGCCCAAGTTCACCGATGCTACATAGGGTTTGTTCTTGAGTTTCCCCTCGCATTACCGAAGTTAGATAAGTAAGTACCTCTTCCTGCGTTGCAACCTTATCAGACGCAAGCTGAGCCAGCCTCTCGTCAATATATGATTTGATTGTAGTGTTTTGTAGTAGCTTAGATGCGTTTGTATTAGCGTATTTAGAACTATATCCTGCCTTAACAGCTGCATTCGTGGCATTTCCGCTGATGATGTACTCATCTGCAAACCTCTGCTGTTTTAGTGATAATTTATTGATTTTCCATCACCTCTTTCGTAAAAAAATAAAAAAGATCGGTTTAATCCGATCCCGTTGGTATCAAAAAAAGAAAGACAAGGAGCATGTAACGTGAAAAATCATCAAAACTATTTTTTGGAGATAAAACTTTGAAAAAAACGCTCAAACCGCTTGGAGTAGATGTCCTGTTCTCCTTGTCCGTACTACCATAATAGCACATTAACATTACCATAATGTCCCTCTTTGTGTCATAATTTCAAGGCTAAATGTTCGATACCAGACTTTTTAGCACGTTGGTAGGTCGTGCGTGAACAATTTAATTGGCCTGTTGTCTTGATCCAGTTGTAGCCGTTGACATAAGTGTAGCGCAGTACTGCTCTCTCAAGTGGATCTTCTAATTGGTCGATTGCATTAATCGTTTTACGACTTTCGGACCAAAGAGTCATAATCTCATTTTCGATCTTCTCTTTCTCATCGATGATTTTCACGTTCAGCTCTTCGGTCTTATTCCCTTGCCTGCTTCCTTTCGGTTCGTCAGAGTAGACTTGCGCTTTCTGTACGAGAGATTCAAGAGCAAAGATCTCCTGCCTCTTTGATTTGATTGTATCGTCAAGAAATTTAAGGTTGTTCAGTCGCTTTTTAACGTTCATCAATCCACCTCGTTAAAAATGAGGAGGAGTTGTGTGGTTTCTGTGTATAACCTAAACATTGTTTCACACTTTTCTTCTTCGATTTTTACGATCTTAATCACCTTATCAATAAGATTACTATTAATAAAATCCTCTAACTGTTCAGCAGCAGTCACCCATTCTCCTCGAATGTTTTTGCTTTTAAATAATTTTGCTTCAATCATATTATCCCCCCACTCCATTCTGATCTGCCACCTCCTGCAACTCTTCCGCCCGTTGTCGCTCTCGCATCTGATACTCGCTGTTTAATTTATTTAAAATAACATCCTGCGCATTATTCTGTTCTGCTAGTCGCTGGATAGATAGTTCGTGCTCTTGTACCGTCCATTCGAGATCACTGACTTTATTATTTAACTCATTAATCCGTGCGTTTAAGTTAATACACACGATCAGAAATACTAACGATACTGATGTGAGGATTGTGTAAAATAGTTTAGTCATGTTTCTCCTTTCTGTTAGCCCTAAAGGCCACGATACAAGCCCACGAAAGACCCAGCGCCCAAACAAGAATAAATAACAAGCATAAAAAAATTATGAAGATCCATCTTAAAATTCCCCGCTTTCTAATGCTGTTAAAATATTGTAAATTTGTTCCATATTGTGAACATATCTAAAATCATCTTGGTAGTAAATTTGGTTGAAATTGAACAGTTTACCATCTGTAAAATATCCCGTAAAAACAGTTTTTACTTTAATTCCTGATACTCTAGTTACCGATACCGGAATAGATTTAATATTTTTAGTATTGATAATAAAATCTTTTTCGGTTTCATCATCTTCCACCATCTTCAAGTACACAAGCGCCATTATTTTTCTCCTTTAATCGTGAACCCTACAAAGTTTTGATCATATTCAGGGTTCTCGAAAATGTTCCCAATGATTTCAGCTTTATTCAATACATCTGTTTCATAAGGCGAGATACAATCTGGATCCATGACATTCAGACATTCAAGATAAAAGCCGTTGCCTGTTAAAACATCCTTGCCGGAATTGTCATAGTAGCGGTATTGCCCAAAACGTACAATAGCTTTAATAAAATCAATCCGAAGAACATCCCCTTCAAAGATTTCTTCACTGTTTTTGTCTACTGTGTTTGTGGAAAGCATAAGTTCCACTTCATCTGCTCCACGGTAGAAAGTAATACCATCCCCGATAGATTCAAAGTTACCACGGTCCCAATTAACCTCGTCCGCTAAATAAATTTCTTTATCTTGCTTGTCCCATACTCTAAATTTTTGTTTCATTCTGTTACCTCCAACAATTCGGGATTTTCGTAGATATTCCCGATGATTTCAAAGTGATAATAAGAGAGATATAGCGGTTGCCATCCTGTGGTTCTATTTTGCAATTCGTCTACAAACTCGTAGATAAAACTTGCATAAGACCCATGCCATTTGACAACTGCTTTTCTGCCTTTGTAATCAACTATATCCCTCTCAAAGATTTCCTTGCCATTCTTATCAAATAGCCCTGTGGATTGCATGAGATCAAATTCGTCAATCTTTGCATTGACTCCAAGATCTTTCCCTATAAACAAAACCGTAGTCGCGTTCCCATCATCATCAAAACGAATTCGTTTGACTTTGCCCATTTCTTCCCACGTCTTATGCCACGCTCTAAATTTTGGAATTATTCCTCCACCTCCTCAATCTCAATTCCGGGGCAATCAAACACCCAGCCAAAACCTGCTTCTTCCAGTTCTTTGCGAGTAAATTTCGATTTTAATCTACTTTGTAAAAAACCTAAGAAATCCTCGTCTGTATTTCTTACAAGATACTGATTTACGGCTTTGATTTTAACTGTATACTTCGGTTCTTTCTCGACCTCGTAGCCGTCAAGCCAAGCTCGTGCAAAGAGTTCGGAATTGTCCCAATACCATTCTGCGACTCTATCAGACATGCATGCATCTATTGAGTAGGACAGCGTATGACCTAGTTTTTTCTGTTCTGTGATAAAATCCGCCACAAACTGCGGTACTGTGACTTTCTCACGTTCCATAGCACTATCAAACCTACCTTGCTCATACCCAGCTCTATATTTTAGCGATCCATAATCACCGCCAAGCTCGTTTAAAATTTCGTTGACCCATACTTCTTGAGTACCAAGGTCTAACTTCTTGATCCTTGCGATAACATCTTTTAATTTTAGTTTATCTTTTTCAATAAAATCACTTGCTTTTCTTGTAAAGTATTCAGGGATATCAACTCTATCGCCATTTTCCAAAGTGACCAAAATATCCCTGCTACCATCAGAACTCAAATTCATTCCATCAAAAACTCCGTATAAAATAACTTTATCCCATGGTTCCATTTTATAAATCCTCCCCTAAATCATCGATTTTAAAATAGTTAATATTTTTGGGGTTTACAAAAATATTTCTAATCTTCATTAAGTTTCCATTATTAAACTGACTAATAATTTTCTTCAACTCTTCTTCATCAAAATCATTCGCTACAAACTTGATTTCATTCAAATTTGTAAAACTAATTGTGAATTTTTTGTGTTCGCAAAAATCTAATTCATTCATTCGGCAAATCCTCCTCTTTCACAAACGATCCATCAATCCATTTACCCTTGCGATCCTTGATTTCGTTGTAAGCCACTTCAAAACAATCTGCAAAGTCGTAGCCGAGTGCCTTACTAATTGATTTAAGATAAGCCACTGCACGTACTAGATTGTGTCTGCACATTTCCTTGCTTGCTAAATCTTGCGAAAGTTGGAATTCTGAAATGTTCGCATTCAGCAATTTAAAACATTCCATCGCATCCTTACGTCTGATGTTATCCGATTCTTCAAAGATACCGTGTACATCTTCTTTAATCAGCAATACTAAACCTACAACTACTACAGCACAATCACCAATGCTGTCTTTTGTTAGTGCTTCATTCTTTTTCAAGAATCCAGCGCATAACTCACCGAATTCCTCACTTAATTTTAGTGACTGCTTATCTAGCCGACCACCATGTTCAAGGTCACGATCCACAAACCATTTCTTGGTTAACGTTACTAATTCCTTTTCCAATTCCATAATCTTTTTATTTATCCTTTCTTTAATAGCTCGTGATCGTCCAATCACTGCGGTTTTACCAATGTTTTTTTGTATAAGCAGGTCACTGCTTGTATCTTGTAGTCGCTGTCGATCCAGTCGAATTGATCGCTTGATTAAATCAATATCCATAATAATCTCTATCTACTTTACTAAAATAGGGGAGTTGCTCATGCTCCCCTTTTTCAGAAAAACTAGATTAGAGGGCCTTTCTAAATTTATAGTGAGCAATGGCCAGCGAATGGAGTTGCGCCACCCAAAGGAGTCTACAACTGGCCAGCTATCGGGACGGGTCGATAGCGTGAAATAAAGAATGTATCATAAGGAGTCCTAACCCGCCCTAATCCTATAGAGGGAATCGAACCCTCTGAGGTTTTCCAAGCCTCAAACCAATATAGGTCGTGATGGATCAACTGCATCACTATGAACTATCATCATTACCATGCCATGGTATTTTTGTTGATCGGTCGTAAGCGTATATCAGACTTACTGTATGTAAATTTGTGAAAAAGAGGACTCTCCTTTATTATTTATCGGTTGATATACAGGCCAGCCGTGTGTTAAGGCATAAAACCAGTAGTTTTATCACGACTGTTTTGAAGCGCCTCACTCGCTTCGGTATCAGTGTCTTATTTTATTGTTTGTGAGGTTATGACTGACAGACCTGTTAAAATCTGCCAGCCAGAATTTAAATACCTAATGCCCACGCACGTTCTTGGTAATATTCCTTTATTGCTACCCGTCTCTTGCTTGGCTTTTTAAGTATGATGCTTTCGTTAGAATTGTCATCTCTTTCTGCGAATTGTTCCCTTACTTCTTTCGCTTGCCTAGATTTCCTTTTGGTATTTTCTAAATAGTAGTCCATACATTCCAAAAGAAATTCATCATTTAGCAATCCGTCAAAATAAATCAAATAAATCGGAGACGGCATCGCGTTTTTTCTTCTAGACAAAGAAATATATTTTGCTACTTCTGCAGGTCGTTCTGCGCCATGATTCTTAAATACCTCAGTGCCCTTCTCGTACTTACTAACCAGCTCGTCATATTGTTTAAAAAATTCTTCCACTAGTGACATTATTTATCCTCGCATATTCAAGTTTTTTCGCCTTTCCATTTACTAAATTTTTTTAATTTTAATTTCAATTCGTGGATTTGGCGAGTAGACTTTTTTGGTTGTATGCTCCACAACTTGGTTATCGTCCCACCAAATGCAGTTAGCGTCTGAAATGCTGTCATATATTGCCTTTTCCAAATTGTCCAAGTCTGGCTTCTTGGCGCAGTATATTCGCTCGTTCATAAATCGTTCGTATCGTTCCCATGTTTTGGCCTTGGCTTTTGGTGTTGGCTTTTTTGATACGACTTGAGGTGCTTTCAGATAAAACGTGACTTCTGTCTTGAGATAGCCTTGTAGCTTCTCACCCTTATATAGACTTTTAATAAGGTACGTAGCAGATCTGCGCCACGCTTTCATTTTTGGGTCTTCGTATGCCCCACCTCGCCCGAATTTTGGGCGGGTTTGGGCTTTTGGTTCGATGGGTATTGTTAATTTAATCATTGTTCAACACCTCAGAATGGAAGGTCGCTATCAAGGATGTCCATAGGCTCTGCCTGCCGTGAGAAATCTGGCTGGCTGTAGCCCTGCGACTGTCCACCCTCACGGTCTTTGCGACTTTCCAATAACTGGAAGCCATCTGCGACTACTTCCGTGACATATACCCGCTGGCCTTGCTGGTTTTCGTAGCTCCGAGTTTGAATTCGTCCCGTGATCCCAATCAAAGCACCTTTCTTGGCCCAATTAGCCAAGTTTTCCGCTTGCTGTCGCCAGATCACGCAGTTAATAAAATCTGCTTCACGCTCGCCATTTTGGCTCTTGAAATTGCGGTTGACAGCGAGTCTAAACGTGGCCACTGCTTGATTATTTGGCGTGTAGCGTAATTCTGCATCACCAGCCATACGACCGACAAGTGCGACATTGTTAATCATTAAAACTAATCTCCAATCAAATTATTTAAAGTCACGATGCTGTTTAATTTCTTCTGGCTACGGCAATAGTCGCAATGACCGCAAGCCTTAGGTTCTGCCTTGTGCTGAATGACATTCCAGACTTCCTTAATAGTTTCTTTCACCTCTTCCAGACCTTCCTCAAGCCATTCTTCATCAATTCGGATAACTTCCTTATCTGGCACTTCTTCCTTGCTGACTGCTACGATGATAGGCCTAAATTCATCACCCGTCATTTGTTTCAGTAACTCTCGATAAATCGCAAGTTGTGAGTGATAACCAAAGCCTAAAATGTTATTGACTGCCGTTGGTACCTTGCGTCGTAGTTCTGCGTTCCATTCCATATCATAGATAGACTTCATTGTCTTTAGGTCTGCAAAATAACCCTGCGTCAAGTTCACGCTGTCCAGCTTCCCTTTAAATGGCACCCCCTCAATCTCACCATACACGATCATTTCTTTTTCAACCTTTTCGGTTGAGCTTCCGTGATACAAGCGGTTAAAAGAGGGATCATCTTTCAGTGATGCGATCATAGAGTCACCGATCAGAAATTCTTTTTTGAGTTGTCCTTTGGTTTTACCAGCCTTTGAAATCAGCTTGTCGCCATTTTCCTTTAAAAATGCTTCGTGCGCTTCTTGGCTTTCAAAGTAGCTGTGTACATAGTTTCCTAAAAGTAGTGGCGTTTCATCTCGTGACTCGGTCCATGCACCGCCTTCTACAGCAAGGGCACGGGCTGGGCATTTTAAGAATTGCTTCATACGTGAGTAAGACAGGTACTCTTTATCTTGATAATAATTTTCTTGAGTTAACTTTTTCATCATTGCTCCTTAGGTACGATTGTCCCACCTTCAAATAGACTGATTTCTTCTGCGACATTAAGAGATTCTTCTGACTCGTTGTTGTTCGCCTCTAATTCATCCGTTTTGGCGCTTGCTTCGGCTTCGTTGATGATTTCCTTCGGCTTAGGTTTTTCGTTCTCTACAGCCTCGCTAGGACTGTTTAAGAAGTCGTCTATTGTCTCTCCACTTCCCTCGATGACTTCTGCATCCTTGATTGTCCGATTATCACTGTACTCGTTTTCTGTCGTGCGATTCACTGCATCAACAAATAAGTCGTTATCGTCCGATGTGTTAAAGAATTGTTTTGCCGCACGATTAATGACCGTGCGTTTTGCCATCTCTTGCGGGAATTCGTTTTGAACCGCCTTATTTCGTGATTTAGACCATGACTTGTCAATTTCTTTCTTTGTCATGACTGTCAAAATCTTTTCGCCATCCACTTTTTCGATGATACAATACGCTCCAACAATCGGATTATCTGCATTCATCCAATCAGTTTCATGACTTACAAAGACTTTCCGCCCATTTTCGTTCTTAATCTGGAACTTATCACCCTCGTAAATAACCTCTGCGTAGATATCTTTGACTTCTGGTAGTTGTTTAACTACTTTCATAGTCCCAAAATATGAGCGAGTGAGTTTGACTGTTGACCCGTAAGGGACGAAGTAACATTGTGTTTTGGCTGGGCTTAGCCCTTGTGTAACCATATCAAGCAAAGCGTTATACACACTTTCGGGAGTACATTTTTCAAGCAGATTACTACTGTTTGAATTTTTCAAAGCGTAATATGCAGAACTTAAAGCGTTGCTTACGCTATAATTAGGTGCGATCATCAAGCCTTCTTTTTGCATTTCCTGGATCCGTGCAGCAACTGGTGATGTAATTTGTTTTTGTGTCAGTTCGTTTGTCATTGTTTTATCTCCATTTTTTATACTTCGTCATCATCGCCTAGATAGCGTTTGAATGATCCCGATCTAAGCCATAAATCTGGATCTCTATAGTCGATTTCTTCTTCAATTTCTTCGTTTTCGTCCATTTAATAGCACCCGTAAGACATTCGTGTGTTCGACGTCTCTCCTCTCGTAGATTTTCAACAGGGCTTCAAGCTCTTTTATTCGTTTTGTTTTTTTATAAAACATTTGTCATACCCCAAAAATCATCAAGATCAATAGACTGGATAATTGACAAATTTTTTTGCTCTGTGAGAATTTGTCGTTTATAAGGCCCTAAACCCTCGATTCGTTCTTCTTCGTTCCGTGGGATATAATATCCGTTTGGATTAAATTTCTTTGCCACGATAGGCACTCTGAAATTCACTCGTAAGCTCTCTACTGTATTTTCTAATTGACGCTTACCAATACCTAGGCGTCCCCTGATGTGATTGGCTGGTATAGGTTCTTCACAAGTCCCATTCAAAATTTGACTAAATACATTAGCTTCCAGCGTTGTCATATCTCGTCTGACTGTCATATACATTCCTCTCTAACTTAATGCACATAGCATCAAGTCTTTTATTTTTCCCTCAGCAACTACTGGATCGCTATTCAGTAGTTTTTCTTTCATCATCTCTGACAGCGGGTAAAACATCCGCTCAAAGAGTTTAATATCTTCCTCAATCAAAATGGTAGCCCTCTCCTATCTTCTGCATTTGCTGGATATTTAAAGTAAAGGTTTTTCCCGCCTTTCGTTATACGACTTCTTAGTCCATCATCGTATGCTTCCTTCATCGCCTTGCCTCCCATATTGGTAGTGATAATCGTTTTATCTCGATTATCTAAAAGTGTGTACAAGAAATCTTGCTTCCATTGTCCACGATCTCCCTTACCTAAATCATCAAGGATAAGAAAGTCAACTTTAGTCAGTAAATCTAACCAGTCGTTAGTTGACATGGCCCCTTTTTTGTCAAACCCCCCTTGAATTTTTTGAAATAGCGTGGGTACATTGACAAATAAGATGCTTTTAGGGAGCTTATTTGCTTTAAAATCTGCATTTAGCTTTTCTGCGATTGCTAGTGCGAGGTGTGTTTTACCTCGTCCAGCTTCACCCATGATAAGAGCGTTTCCTCGTCCGTCCTGTAAATAATGATGTACCAATCTTAAAGCGTAATTCTTTGCTTTCTGATCATTCTCATTAGACACCGTGAAAGTTTTGAAAGTTGCATCTTTCATCTCTGTAGGTATGATGCTGTTTTTATCAAACACATCGTAAGTCTTTCTTAGGATTGTAGCCGTGTGAGCCTGTCCTATTTTCTGCTCTTTTTCCCGTGCCATTTTTTCACGTTGGCACTCTGGACAAAAGGTTATGTTCCGTTCGTCCTGCAGTGGTATATCGTCATTTAAAGACCACTTAAAACACGAATGTATAGAGCAAGTTTCTTGTTCATTGATATGGTATACCAGCGGTAAATCCATGCTGTTACCTCCTAAAATCCTAGTTCTGGATCAATTTCGTGAACGCTGATGTCTGTACCAAGCAGTGCATACTTGCCAGTCTTGAAATCTTTGGTTCGATTGTTTGCTTGTTCTTTTTTCTTTTCCTCAAAAGCACGATCATCGTTTTCCACTTCCTCTAAACTCTTGTACCCTTTTTCTTTCCAATTTTTCAAAATCTTATTCAGATAGTTAAAACTGGTAGAGCCAGCATCTTCTGTGCGTTCCACTGCGTACTGAATCATAGGTACTGTAAAATGATCTAATGCAATGTATTCATAAATCATTTGTAAGTGCCGTTCATTCAATTTGATCTCACTATCTTTAAATATTTTAGATAGAGATTTTTTGTTCTCAACAGGAACAGTATTGTTATGGTTGTTAACCTTATCTAACTCTAACCTTTCCTTATCTAAACTATCCTTACCTAACCTTACCTGCGTATCCAATTTGTATACATCTTGTACACATTGTTCCAAAGGCTTGATATTGGCGGTTTTTGTCTCATCGTACTCGATTTGAGACTTTTCATTTTGATAGATTGTTTTTTGAAAACGATCTGCTTGAATATAATTGTGGATGCGCCAATGCCGAATGACGACAACCCCGCTTTCAAAAGGAATAATAAACCCCTTTGCAATCAAAAGTTTTAGATCATCTCCACTCGCTCCAATCATCCGTTGAATAATTGAAACACGATCTACAAACCCCTCATCATCTGCGTTCATATTTAAATGAAAGTAAAGATTTTGTGTTGTAGCTGGCATTTCAATAAATTTGTCTGTATCTGTTATCTTTCTACTAAACATTCTTCGTTGTGCCATCTATACCTCCATCGTGTTCCAATCATTATCAGAATGTGAGTGCTTGCGTGCTTCTGCTAAGTGGTCGAATACACGTTGTTCACCCAATGCCATAGCTTCGTCAATATCGTTATTGTATTGCTCCATCGCTATTTCTAACTTACGTTCACGCTCTTTCTTACGTTGCGCTCGTTTAAAATCCCATACAGCGCCAGCGAAGCCAGCGGTGAAGAATAATCCTGCAACTGCCATTGTTCCTAATAATTGACTTGTTACTGTCGGTTCTAGCATTTTTTCTCTCCTCGTGTTATAATTAAGTTGTAATTTTTGGTAAGTCCTTGTTCTGCAAGTGGCTTATTTTTTTATGCACTGATTTTTTCAATCATTTTTTCCTGTTGTTTAATAGCTTGAAGCATGTCTTTCATGCTCTCTTTTTTTGTTTTATATCGGTTTCGTTCTTTCCATTTTAGAAATAGATGAAAACCTCTATAGTTGATAAATACCAGTTTGTGAGTTGGTGTTTCAACAAATGCTCGAAACTCTGGATGATTCCTCATTTCTTCCACAAATGCTTTCGCAGTCCGTGGCTTCAACCCTTCCCACTTCTGAATTAAATGGTTGTAGTCACCCCACTCTGCTTTTTCATCAATGGATACAGACTTGTATGTGATTTCTTTCATCTCTACTCCTCAAATTTTTCCGTTATTTGATAAAATCAAATCAATCATCTTTATCATTTCTCATTAATGAGATATCCTTTCTAAAAAAATTAGACCACTATGTCCAGATGATATCTTTATAATCAATCCCGAGCGTCTGTTCGATCACGGGGATATACTTTGCATTTGGCTTTGTGTGACCAAGTCGCCAATTTGAGACTGTCGGATAACTTACACCGATTGCGTCCGCAAACTGAAGAACGGTCATGTCTCGTACTGCCATCCATTGTTTCAGCGTTAACTGTGTCATTCTTTCACCTCCTATCTAAATTCGTCCAAGCTGACCTCCAGTGCATCAGCTAATTTGCACATATTCGTCCAAGACATCTCTTTTAATCTTCCAGCCTTTAGGTTGGAAAAATTCGATTGATGGATTCCTGATTCTTTGGCCAATCTATACATAGACCAGTCTCTTGATTTTAATTGTTGTTCAATCTTTTCCCACATTCTAAACACTATATGTTGTGTATGCGCAACATATTTAATCCTTTCTATCACTATATATTGACAAATAAAAGCTTTTACACTATAATGTATCTTGACTGAGACCTCTCACCGTTTTAGTCAAGATTTCAATGGAAAGGAGAAACGTTATGCCAAAATTACGACCTAGGCCTCAAAAGAATTGTTTTAGTTATGGATGGGACCATTTAGATTCTTTTATTCAAGATGTTCTAAGCGATCCATCGTTTAAAATTTGTTGTGTAGACCCTGCAATGTATTCCATCCCTAAAGATGAAATCATTTCAGAATGTATCAGCGCTGGCTATACAGTTGAAGAACGTGAAGATGGTATCTTGAATATTTCATGATTTGCTAGACTAGTCACTTGAGATTCAAGTCTACAGATTCGTGTTAGGGAGTCTATCGGATTTTCGATAGGCTTTTTTTCTCCACTATACGGATATCGTTTTGGTTTCATTCTGTTTTCCTCATTCTATACTATAAAACTTGATCTTTCGCATTAAGAACACCACAAAGATAAAAAATAGCTAGATCTTGTTGACGTTGTAATTCAATGATTTCTTCAAACCTTTTATTAATTAGTGCAACAGTCCTCAACACTTCATTGATGGCTGTTTTTTCTACTTCGTTTGCCATTTTTTCTAAACCTCTTTTTCGATTTTTGATTCGAGTGCTCTGAGCTCGATTTCGTGAGCAACATCTGCCATTAATTTCATGCATTTGCTTTTTGCTTCACTGTAAGTTTCAGATTGATCAATTAGCCAATCTGATATTTCAACAACTTTATCTTCGAAACCAGTGTTTAAACTTATAGCTCCAGTGCCGAGATTTACAAACGATTTTCCGTCTACAGAAATAAAGATTCCTTTTTTCAATGTAGTTCTATTTGATTCGGGTAACATTTTTTATATCCTTTCTACAAAATTTAATATTCACTAGTTTTTTATTATTGGAATACATCTTGAGACTGATGTGATATTTATATGATTGTAGTATATTGAAGTCACCTTTACACGAAAGGAGCTGATGCATATTGGCGGAATTTTTGAAAGGTACTGTGTCTCAGTAAGCTTTATTCTTCGTTTCGCAAAAAGCTAGTCACTTATGCCGGATTAGTCAACGTTAGTAAGACTCAAAACAATTATGACTTTAAAGAAGAATATCCTTAACCAACTGCAGTGCGAGGTGCGGATACTTGCCAAGAGTTGCGTGTCACTGCTTCTGGCCTGAGCAGACAATTTCCGTAGCGTATTCTATGAAGCAGATAGAATACGTTTTTTATCCCTCAAACCAACCTGGCAATTAACTTCAAATAAATAGTAGCATAGTTGCTTTCGGCCGTGCTTTTCGTTTTAATTACTTGAACACCTTTCAATTTTTGATTGTTCAAGTAAATACCATCTTCTCTGATTTTTAATTCATCCATGTCCTCCCTCCTACTTTATCAAATTTAAAATTACAATTACAATAATCACTCCTACTGCGATTAAACCACCGATTTCCCATCTTTTATCGTCCATTGCTTTTCTCTGGACAGTATGCTAAACTTAAGTCGTAGGGTTGGGGCTTTCGCCCCTCCTACAACTTCGTGCGTAACTCTTATTTAAATAAGAGTTGGAGTATAACGGCTATCAGGGCTATGATCGCCGATATGACTGTGGCTCTTGGTTGTGTCAACCAAGGGTCTTTTTTCTTTTGCCTTCGGTTTAGCATACTGTCCTTCCTTTCTTTTGTTTTTGGTTAATTCCTTAACCTTGACTATATTATATCTCATTAATGAGATATTGTCAATAATTTTTTTTATTTTTTTTAAAATTATTTTTGTTTTATATAAAATTGTGGTACAATCTCATTAAAAGAATATAGGAAGAAACATCATGGTAGGAAGAGATAAATTAACTCCAATGGAGTTAGAGATGCGATTAAAAATAGCTGATGAATTGAATAGATTAAAAAATGAAAAGGAATTAACTCAACAAGATATTGTCAAAGAGTCTGGAATATCTCAAAGTACATTGAGTCAGTACTTTTCTGGAAAGAGATTGCCATCTAAGACAAATAGTAAGAAACTAGCTGACTTTTTTGAAGTTCCTGTCGAGCAAATCGATCCTCGATTAGATACTACTTCTTCTATTGTTAAAAACGAAATCGCACAAAAAATTGATAAAGTTGTATCTAAACTTGACCCAGAACCATACCAGCGTAATGTACTGACTTGTGCAGAGAGGCAACTTGAGGAGCAAAAACAAGCTAATAAGAAACTTGCTGAGGTCCATGATATAGTCGTAGAGTATGTAGCATACAACTACTACGACCAGCCTGTGTCTGCTGGTACTGGGCAATATCTAAATGAGGTACAGATAGAGACGATCCAGTTGCCTGTGAAGGTGGACGCTGACTTTGTTTGTCCGATTTATGGGGATTCCATGGAGCCAGATTACAAATCTGGGGATTACGTTTTTGTTAAATTGACGGTAGAGCTTCCAAGTGGTACGGTTGGAGTATTCGACTACGAGGGAGAAGCCTATATCAAACAGCTTATTATAGAGAAAGATAAGGCATATCTGAGAAGTTTTAACAAGAAATACAAAGATATACCGATCAATTCGGACAGTGATTTCAGGATCATCGGCAAAGTTGTAGATGTGTATAGAGAAGAAAGAGAGAAATAATATGGGATTTTTTGATTTTCTCTTTAAAAAGAAAGAAAAAAGAGTCTTGCCAGAAAGAGTAAATGTTACAACAACCATTTATGCTGGCCCAGACTACTATACAAAAGAATATGTAGACTTGCTTTTGACTAGACCGACAATGCAAGATTTTTGGGATCGTTCTTTCGATTCACCTCGTTATACCGATAGTTATCAGACATCGGAAGGTTATAAGTTGAGAGAGTTGCTTCTTCTTGTCTGGTGGGGGAATACTAAAACAGGTAGAAAATCATCTATAACCATCCCTAAATACTTCTTCTCTGACTACAACCTAAATGCAGAAAAATTGACGAAGGAATTTAAAGATAAAGGTTTGTTATTGGACGATGGAGAACGGACAAAACCGAGCCAAGAAGGTAAAGAGATTGCTGATAAATATCATGCTTTATGGGAAATCCACTCTGTCAAGAATTTTCCTGTAAATCTTGATGTTGATTTTCCTAGATGGGATAAGCAGGAATTTGAAATAAAAATCCTGAGATCAGAACTTGCTTATTATAACGAGCATGCTCGTTTTTGCAGAAATATCATCAATTACTTTCAGAATATCAGTGACTACAGCAATTATAGCGATATAAATGATGAGGTAAATTATTACATCAACAACCTTAATAGCGATGTCGCAAAGATAAATGATCTGACGGAAAAGATCCAGATTTTAGAAAACAAATAAAAAAAGCCACCCTTGACGGGAGAATCACATGAAAATAGGTGTTAGGAAGCCAAGCATTTCAAAAAGTCTAAAAGCAAGAACTACTTCCAAGTTGAAAAGACAGGTTAAACGAGCTATTATACCAACTTATGGCCAAAAAGGAACTGGCATTATAAAAGATCCTAAGCGTGCCATCTACAACAAAGTTTACAATAAAACAACCGTGGATGCTGTCGCTGGAATTAGAAAAGCAAGTACAAATTCTCAAAGCACAAATCAGGTTGTTTATTCATCGAATGGCACAAAAATATATCCAGCTTCTTCTTGGTATTTTCCTGTCGGATTGCTTGGTTTTTGTAGCATCTTATACTTTTTTGTAAATCCTGTTATCGCTTTTATTCTGTTGATTGTCTCAGCAATACTTTTTGTTGTAAAAATTAAAAACAATCCTTTTAAAACTAAGAAGGATATACAAGAAGCGATTGAACAGATGACTGATTCAGAAGAAAATAGGTGATAAACAATGTGGATCGAAAGTCTGCCAAATGGAAAATACAAATTTTTTGAGCGATACAAAGACCCGTATACAGAGAAATGGAAGCGAGTTTCTGTGACGCTTGATTCTGGCAATGCTAGATCCAAGAAGGAAGCGCAGAAGCTACTTGATGAACGAATCAAAGAGACTGTCAAGAATATCCAGTCGACAGATGCAACGTATGGTCAAATTTTAGATGAATGGTGGGACTTCTACCAAAAAGAAATCAAAGGTAGTTCGATCAGCTCGCTATCAAGCAGTGTTAAAGATTTCAAAAATGCATTTGACTTAGAGTTAAAAATCAAAAACATAGATGCGAAATACATACAAAAATTTTTGAATGAAGAAGATGTTTCACGCTCTAAATTAGAACGATATAAGATGATCTTAAATCTAACTCTTGATTACGCAGTGAATATGGAATACATTTCAGACAATCCAGCCAGACGGGCAAAACTTCCGAAGCTAATCAAGACGCTGGAAGATTTGGAGAAGACAGAAAAGAAATTTCTCGAACCTGATGAATTAAAAAGACTGCTAGATGAATTATACAGAACAGACAAAACGTACAGGATTGGACTGCTCGCAGAGTTTATGGCCTATAATGGCTGTCGGATAGGCGAAGCAATCGCAATCAAACCAGAGAATATTGATTTTGACAAGAAGGTTGTGCATATACATGGGACTCTTGATAAAACTGTAGGGTATGCCAAGGGTTTAAAGACTACAACCAAAACTGTCGCAAGTTTTCGGGCAGTTTCGCTCTCGAAAAGAGAAGTCGAAATTTTGAAAGAGTTCATTCAGATCAATGAACTATCAAAGAATACACGAGAGGGATTCAATGATCTTGGTTTTGTCTTCGTTACCAAAAACGGCATACCTATCCAGAATAATTCCTTTAACTTGGCTATCAAGCGAGCGAATGAAAGGTTAAAAAAACCGATAGATAAGAATCTAACATCTCACATATTCCGACACACGCTTGTCAGCAGACTCGCAGAAAATAATGTGCCTCTAAAAGCCATCATGTCAAGAGTGGGCCACTCCGACTCTCGGACTACTAACAAGATATACACCCATGTGACCAAGAAGATGAACGACAACATTCTGGACTTGCTGGATAATTTATAATGGTTTGCCCCTCTTTTGCCCCTTGTACACAAAAAAAGCCTGTCGCACAAGCTAAAATGCTTGATATGACAGGCTTTTTAAAGAGCAATTATTTAACTGCTTCTTTAAGAGCTTTACCAGCTTTGAATGCTGGAACTTT